ACCAACGGGAGGATCACTGTGAACCCGACTGATTTTATCCGTAAGCACATCACGGCCGCTCTGACAGCTGAAGGCTTCTCACCGTCGGTGGTTCAGGGGGGGGGGTAGAGAAGGGGCTGGAACATTACCGCTGTATGTCGCAGTCAACCAAAAAAAAAGGGGGGGGCTGCTTTGCGGATTGCCTTTTTCGGGCCCGTCAGTGGGCTTTGGGACAGACAACAACGGCAGAGCGGAAAGCGGCAAAGAAAAAGCCCGGCCGAAACAGAGAGAAACAACCGGGCCTGTTCTAACTTCGAGTACTGATTTTGAAATGACCTCAGGAGTTATTTCATGAAAAACCATACCAAATTTTTCGATAAAAAATCAAGCGCAGGTGACTATGAGACCTTCTGATTTATTGCTGGACTTCGGGCGTCCGGTTGCCTACTACCCTGGACTGGTGAAGGTCATGGGTAGCCCGCATGCGGTTATCTTCTTCAGCCAGATATTCTACTGGCAGGACAAAGCACACGCCGAAGAGGGGGTTCACAAGACCCGTGAGGCTATCGAATCCGAGACCGGTCTGACGTTTGACCAGCAGGCAACGGCCCGCAAGCAGCTCGTTTCTCGCGGGATTCTGAAGGAGACGCACAAGCGCCTTGAGCACAAAGTGTATTTCCTTGTCGATTGCGATCGCCTTGATGAAATCATCAATGAAAACAACGAACTTTCCCGAAGTGGGAAAACCCGTTTTCGGGAAGAAGGGAAAGTCGATTTCGGGAAGCAGGAAAACCATTCATCGCGAACTCGGGAAAACCCTCGCCGCGAGTCGGGTAAATCCCATTTCGATCCTACAGAGATTACAACAGAGATTACTTCAGAGAATACAAACACTGGCGCATCGGCTGACGCCTCTGCACCGGCTCGCTCTGCAAAACAGGATTATTCACCTGAATTCGAAACAGCCTGGCAGGCCTACCCCAAACGCGCCGGTGGCAATTCCAAGTCCGGGGCTTTCAAGGCCTGGAAGGCTCGCCTGAAAGACGGGGTTAAGCCTGAAGACATGCTGGCGGGCGTTAAGCGCTATGCAGCCTACGTCAGGGCAACGGGCAGTATCGGTACCCAGTTCGTCAAACAGGCAGCCTCGTTCTTTGGACCCGATCGCCACTTCGAAGAATCCTGGCAGGCGCCATCCGCTCCCGGAGGTGGGCATAACAGCACCATTGCCCGCCTGTCCGGTCTGGGGCGCATGTCCGATGATTTTGGCGAATCCGGTGAAAACCTGAATTTTTGAGTGAGGTGGGTATGTTGAATTTGAATCAGCTCAAAGAGCGTGAAGGCCTGAGAGCACAACAGGCAAAACTCGGCGATGAACTGGCTTTTGCTGAAGAGCACAAACTCCCCTGGGGATTTGGGGGCTGGAGTTCCAATCACACCAGCACGCTATCCTGCCCGGAGCATGGAGACTACGAACAGTTCACGCTGGTGGGCAAAGATTTTCGCGGCGCAGAGACTTTCAAACACTCCCGCTGTCCGGCCTGCATCCGGGCGGAGCAGACCAGTGTCAAATCCAGCCTGCGCAAACTTCACGTAACCAGCCTGCTGAACGACGCGGGTATTACTCGCCGCTTTGGTGACTGCGAGTTTGAAAATTATCTGGAACTCAACCCTGAAGCCTCCCACAACCTCGCAGCCTGCAGGCGCTACGCCAACAACTGGCCTGACGTTCTGGACGCCGGGAAAAGTCTGGTGCTGACAGGCAGCTGCGGCACGGGTAAGAATCATCTGGCGGTCTCTCTGGCGAAAAGCATCATCCGCAACCATCTTGCCAGCGTGGAACTGACCGACGTAATGCGTCTGACCCGCGCCGTGAAAAGCACCTGGCGCCACAATGCCGAGACAACCGAAGAAAGCGTGCTGGATCACTACGCTTCACTGGACCTGCTGGTTATCGATGAAGTGGGCGTGCAGTTCGGAAGCCCTGCAGAGATGACCATCCTGCACGAGGTGATTAACGCCCGTTACGAAAGCGTTCTGCCAACCATCCTGATCAGCAATCTGCCACCTGAGCAGCTGAAAGAGTTTATCAGCGCCCGTATTTTTGACCGTGTGACCGACGGGGGGCGCAACTACCTGGTATTCAACTGGGCAAGTTTTCGCGGCAATAACGGGGTGATTGCATGACAGCCGTGTGGAAAAACGAGGATTTGGAAGAGGCTGTTATCGGCGCATTGTTCCTGCGTGGTGCCGACCCTGAGGTACTGGATGTTCTTTCCCGGCTGCCTGCAAGCACCTTCTCTGTTCGTCAGTATCGGGAGATTTTCACTGGCATCTGCCGACAGGCCCGCGGCGGCGGTGTCATTGATCCGCTGCTGCTGTGTGAATCGCTGCCGGCGCTTCAGACCACGATTCTGGAAGCCACCCGCGTCAGCTGGGCGAAATCGGCTCTGGTCTCTTACGTTGACGTTCTGCGCCGAAATGCCGGCGTGCGTGATGCTGAATCCGCACTGGAAAAAGCTCTGGAACAAATCAGGAGCGCCAGCAACGGCGATGCTGCGCTGGCCGCTCTTGAAGCCGCAAAACTGGCTGTATCGGCCATTGATATTTCTGCTGATACCGTCCAGCCCGTTCACATTTCTGACCTGCTCACCGCGGTGGCCGATGAAGCGGAATCCCGCAGCCAGGGCAAAGAAGAGACCCGAAGCCTGCTCACCGGCATTGAGGAACTTGACGTAAAGACGGGCGGTATTGAAGCTACAGATCTGGTGTTTATCGCAGCGCGACCATCGATGGGCAAAACCGAGCTGGCGCTGGACATTATCGACAAAGTATCTGCTCAGGGGCATGGCGTGCTGTTTTTCAGCATGGAGATGTCTGATATCCAGATCGCCAAACGCATGGTATCCGCCGCTGGCGGCATGTCGATGTCCCGCCTGAAAGCCGTGGATAAATTCGAGGACGAGGACTGGGCGCGGTTCTTTAACGGTATGGAACGAATGGCCACCCGCAATATCTGGATCACCGACGCCACTGGCCTGACTATCGACCAGATCCAGCAAACCGCAACACGCTACCAGATAGCGCATCCGGAAATCGCGCTGGTGGTCATCGACTATCTGGCGCTTATCAAAATTCAGAGCGCTGCGCGGTACGACCTGGCCGTTGGCGAAGTATCCAAGGGGCTTAAAAATCTGGCTAAAGCCAATAAAACCCCCGTCCTTGCGCTGAGTCAGCTGTCGCGCGGTGTCGAATCCAGACCCAATAAGCGGCCAATGAACTCCGATATGAAAAACTCGGGGGAAATCGAGGCTGATGCTGACTTGATCCTCATGTTGTACCGAGATGAGGTTTATAACCCTGAATCGCCAGCAAAGGGGATTGCCGAAATCAACGTGACAAAACAGCGTAATGGAGAGCTGGGGACCATCTATCGTCGATTCTACAACGGTCATTTCCTGCCGATTGACCAGGAGGAGGCCAGGCAGAGATCAACACCCAAGCCGAAACCACAACAGCGGCGATATGCTAAATCCTGAGGAGGAATAATGAAACTGGAAGCATCGTTAAAGCATTTCAGCCCGCAGGGTATGCAGATTAGCGACAGCATGGGAGATAACAACAATGCGTGACATTCAAATGGTACTTGAGCGCTGGGGTGCGTGGGCCGCCAGTGGTGATTCCAACATCGGTTATCCCCGTACGGCAGCAGGCCTATCCCGGTTATTGCCTGTCAGCAGAGCAAGTAAGCCATCTTGTTGTGATGATGACGGAATGTTTATCAATGAGGCAATGCTCCGCCTCAGAAAGCATGATGAGTACCTTTGCTCACTCCTGGAGTGGCATTACATCGACAGCATGACGCTACGGGCTATGGCAACGAAATTGGGGATTTCTCACAATCATGTTTCTGTTCGACTGCAGGCTGCCGAGAGTTTTATTCTGGGCTCACTCTGCACTCTTGATATTAAGCTTGAAATGGACAGAGAGTGCCGAAAGGAAAATATCCTTCCGGCGAACCTGAAAAGAGTTGTGTAATTACAAAACCCGCTTTATTCTGCTAAAAGTGGTCACTTCCACACACAGCTTAATCATCGAAACCCTGCCTCGGCGGGGTTTTGTGTTTTTGAAAACAAATTCCTGAAATTGGCTAGAAAGTGTGATCTGAATCAAAATACCGCGGCTCAAACTTAAGGAATATTAAGGAACTGTAAATATTCTTTATAAGTGATGGTTTTTATGGCGTTAAAAGATTTTTTTGTGCGTACCAAACCTCGCAGACGGCATTACGGCGTTGCATTGTTTATTGGGCTTATTTCTGGAGTAGTTTCGGCATTTGTAAAATGGGGTGCTGAAGTACCGCTACCACCGCGTAGCCCCGTCGACATGTTTACCAGTGCTTGTGGGCCAGAGTCATTAATTCGAGCTGACGGGCAAATCGATTGTTCCAGAAACTTCCTTAACCCTCCTTATATTTTCCTGCGTGATTGGTTAGGGTTAGCCGATCCAAATGCGGCTGTCTATACCTTCGCAGGGCATGTGTTTAACTGGGTAGGTGTAACACATATCATATTCTCCATCGTGTTCGCGGTTGGGTATTGTGTGGTTGCTGAGGTGTTTCCAAAAATTAAGCTGTGGCAAGGTTTGCTTGCAGGTGCACTTGCACAACTGTTTGTCCATATGATTTCGTTCCCGCTTATGGGCCTAACCCCACCTCTGATTGAACTTCCATGGTATGAAAACGTTTCTGAAATATTTGGTCACTTGGTGTGGTTTTGGTCCATTGAGATAATTCGCCGGGATCTCAGAAACAGAATTACGCACGAACCTGATGCTGAAGTTTCTCTGAATTCAGCATTCAGATAATCCAAGTTGCGAAGTCAGAAACTCGCATAAAATGCGGGTTTTTTATGTCTGAGATTACTTGCTCTTCGATAGTAAAGTTCGCTGCGAACGCAGCAGCCACTAATGCGTCTTTCGAAGAGAGGGTATTGACGCAAACTATGTTTGCATCTAACGTATTGATGTGATGAATCCCCCTGTGCGGCGGGGCATTGCCAGTCTGTTCTATGCGCTTGAAATGCGAGCCGTCCATTGACTGGCGGCGGTTTACCGGGAGGCACCCGGCACCACATACAGCAGGTGTAGGTAACAATCTACCGAAGCTTTGTCCGGACGTGTAGGACTTTAAATAATGCCAACGGTGACGGCAGGGAAGAAGACCTGCAATAAACTCTTAAGCCTCAGCACTCGCTGGGGCTTTGTCATTTCTGCACTCCGGTCAGGGCTCTTGGGGAGAGACGTGCTTCACGACACGTTAAAGCTCATGCGCGAGAGCCTTGAACTAGATTGGAAGATGCCTCTCAGTGGTGGCAGTACCGCCGGGGGCATTTGCCTGCACCGACTAACCCTTGTCATTTGAGGAGTAGCAACGGACAGGGGAATAGTCTGGTGACCTGTCCGCAGGATCGATAGTGGCTATTTTGCATACCTCACCATCAGCTGTATTAAATAACAGAACCTCAGTCACATTTCCTTTTGCATTTTTCATTTTTTCAATAAGTTGCCAGGTTCCTGCTTGATTTTCAAATTTACCATTCTGCTCGTCAGGAAGTGGTGGTGGAGACGATCTCGCATCATCACAGCCGGAGATGCATAACATGACAACTACTGGGAAAATTTTCCTCATGTGATTAACCCTGATTTGGTTGAGTTCATCGCTGAGACGCTAGATGCTCATGAAAGTTCACTATTGACTTATTCAATTCGGTAACCTGTATAGCTCGCATTTGTGGGCTTTTTCATCTCTGCACCTGTGCCGGCGCATATCATCCTCAGAGCCTTAACAGGGGTGAGCCACAGAATGGTCGCGTGACTTCTCTGAGGGTGATCACCTCCGGGCACTGGCTCACCCCTGTAAAGGAAAGTCATATGAAAAAAGTTATCATGGCCACCATTGGTAAGCGTCCAGCGAGAACCGTATTGACGGGGATGTGTTATTCAGTTGGCAGTGTGATGCGCCAGGGTAGCAGCTCGCTGACCCGGTTGACCGGCCAGTCAGCTATGACGTCAAGGACATGGCGAAGATAGCTTTCTGGATCCACGCCGTTCAGTTTGCACGTCCCGATCAGACTGTACAGCAACGCTCCACGCTCACCACCGTGGTCTGAGCCGAAGAACAGCCAGTTCTTTCTCCCCAGACTGACCATCCGCAGCGCATTTTCGGCCAGGTTGTTATCGGCTTCGGCCCATCCATCATCTGCATAGTACGTCAGTGCCGGCCACTGGTTCAGAACGTATGCGAACGCTTTCGCCAGTTCTGAGTGTCGCGACAGGGTTTTCATCTTTTCACGTAACCAGCTTTCCAGGGATTTCAGCAGCGGTTTCGTTTTCAACTGACGTTCGGCAAGGCGCTGCTCCGCCGGCATTCCCTTTTTCTCCGCCTCGATGGCGTACAGTTCGCCGATCCGTCTCAGGGCTTCTTCTGTCAGTGCTGACGGGGTACGAACGTGCACATCGTGGATTTTACGGCGGGCGTGAGCCCAACAGGCAGCTTCCGTTATCCGGCCATCCCGGTACAGCTCGTTGAACCCGGCGTATGCATCCGCCTGCAGCACACCACTGAACCCCGCAAGATGGGTCTGCGGATGGATGCCTTTTCTGTCGGGGCTGTAGGCGAACCAGACCGCCGGCGCCAGTTCTGAACCGGCGTTGCGGTCATCACGAACATACGTCCACAACCGCCCGGTCTTCGTCTTCTTATTGCCCGGCAACAGCACCTTGACGGGGGTATCATCGGCATGGAGTTTGCCGTCGGTCAGGACATAGTCCTGAAGCACCTCTTCCAGCGGTGACAGCAGCCGGCAGCACGCATCCACCCAGCCCGACAGCAGTGAACGGCTCAGTTCCACACCCTGACGGTCGTATATTTCAGACTGGCGGTACAGCGGGGTGTGCTCTGCATACTTTGAGCTCAGCTCGCGGGCCAGCAGCCCCGGTCCGGCGATACCCCGCTCGATGGGGCGTGAAGGCGCGGGAGCCTGCACTATAGCGTCGCATTTTGTGCAGGCATGTTTTTCCCGCACCGTGCGGATAACCCGGAAGGCGCTGCGCATCAGCTCCAGCTGTTCGGCTGCATCTTCACCCAGGTAGCTCAGCGCACCGCCACAGTCCGGGCAGCATGGCTCCGCAGGTAGCAGCCGTTTTTCGTCACGGGGCAGTGATTCAGGGAACGGTTTGCGGGTGCGGGTCTGCCGCAGCGGGCGCTGTACTGCCGGGTCATCCACCCGA